TTCCAAATGTCGCTGGTGGCGGTGGTGGCGGTGCTGGTGCTGTTGGGGCAAATGGAACATCAGGGTCTGCTGGTAATGGCGGTGTAGGGATTTCTTCTTCAATTACAGGTTCTGCTGTTTATTATTGCGGTGGAGGTGGTGGTGGTGGCGATACACCTTCAAATGGTTCAGGTGGTAACGGAGGTGGTGGTGGAGGAGGAAACCCTGGTACTGCTGGCACAGCCAATACAGGCGGTGGCGGTGGTGGCGCTTTTTATGCAACAAATAATGGTGCAAATGGTGGTTCAGGTGTTGTAATTCTTTCTGTTCCTACATCAAGTTATTCAGGAACTACAACAGGAAGCCCAACAGTAACTACTTCAGGCTCTAACACTATTATTAAATTTACTGCATCAGGCAGTTACACAGCTTAACGAGGAAAACATGGGACATTTTGCTAAAGTAGTTGATGGAAAAGTAACACAAGTCATTGTTGCTAAACCTGAGTTTTTTGACACATTCGTAGATTCATCGCCAGGCGCATGGATTCAAACTAGCTATAACACTCTTGAAAACAAACATACTCAAGGTGGCACTCCATTAAGAGGCAACTATGCTGGTATTGGGCATATTTACGATGCTACTAATGATGTTTTCTATGCCCCACAACCTTTTCCTAGCTGGACATTAAATCAAGATACTTGGACATGGGAAGCCCCAACACCAAGACCTGAAACACCAGCTATATGGGATGAAGCAACTTTATCTTGGGTAGCACTATGACTGTAATTATTGATGGAACTAATGGCATAACTCCAGCCCAATGGACTACTGCTGGTAGACCATCAAGCCCAACTGTAGGTCAGCAAGGTTGGAATACTACTCTTGTAGCTTATGAAATTTGGAATGGTTCATCTTGGCAAATTGTTGCTGGTGGCCCTTACACAGTTAGCTATTTATTAACTGCTGGTGGTGGAACAGGTGGAACAGGAGATGGAGGTGGCGGTGGTGCTGGAGGTGTAATTTCAGGAACTACAACTCTTAATGCTGGAACTGCATATTCTATAGTTGTTGGTGCTGGTGGTTCAAATACAGCACAAACTAATGGTGCAAATTCAACTGCATTTAGCTTAACAGCCGTAGGTGGTGGTTTTGGTGCTAACGGAGATTCAGGTGTTACTACTGGAGCTAATGGTGGTTCAGGCGGTGGCGGTGGTGTAGGCGGTTCAGGCGGTGCTGGTGGAACTGGCACAGCAGGACAAGGAAATAATGGCGCATCAGGTGCAAATAGTAGCCCTGCTTATGGTGGTGGCGGTGGCGGTGGTGCTGGAGGTGCTGGTGCTGCTGGTTCAGGTTCAGGCGGTGGTGCTGGCGGTGTAGGAATATCTAATTCTATTTCAGGTTCAGCTACTTATTATGGCGGTGGCGGTGGTGGTTCATCAAGAAATGGCACACAAGGAACTGGCGGTAATGGTGGCGGTGGTAATGGTGTTATTAACAATACTGGTAATGGCGGTAATGGAACAGCTAACACAGGCGGTGGTGGTGGTGGAGGCCCTGACCAAGGAACTCAATCGCAAGGCGGTAATGGCGGTTCAGGAATAGTTATTATTAGTTATTCAGGCAGTCAACGAGGCACAGGAGGAACAATCACCTCTGCTGGTGGCAACACTATCCATACATTTACAAGCTCAGGAACATACACAGCATGACAACATATACTTGGAAAATTACAGAAATTACTGCTAAGGATGAAGTCATTCTTAGTGCTAAATATCATATAACCGCTACTGATGAAAATAATTCAGTAGAAACCGAAGGATATTGGTATTTTGACTCTCCTAGTAATAAAATACCTTTTAATGAAGTAACAGAAGATATTATTGCTAAATGGATTGAATCGGAAGCTGTTCGTGACGATAAATGTCACATAACTGCTCAACTAGATAAACAGTTAGATGCTTTAAATATTAAAACTGATGCGGTTCTGCCTTGGCTGCCTCAAGTATTTACCCCTAATGCTTAGGAACAATTATGACATTGCCGATTGATATTATTAGCAGAGCCTTAAAAGACATTGGCGCATTAGAAGCTGGTGAAACACCAACTCCTGAAGCTGCTCAAGATGCTTTTGATATGCTCAATGACCTTATAGACCAATGGTCTAACGAAGATATGATGGTTTATAACACCACAGAAATCATATTTCCATTAATTTCAGGGCAAACTCAATACACTATTGGGCCAAATCCAAGCACACAAAACTTTGTAGGAGCTACTTTTACAGGCTCAATTACAGGCAATATTCTTACTGTTACTGGTTTAACTACGGGCGCAATAGCCCAAGGGCAAACCCTTAGTGGTTCAGGAATAACCTCAGGAACTAAGATTGTTCAGTTCTTAACTGGTGCTGGCGGTCAAGTAAACGAAACAGGAACTTATAAGCTAAACATTACTTATACAAGTCCTGTAAGCTCAGAAACCATTACTGCTTATTACCAAAAGCCTTTATTTATTGACCAAGCTTATGTTCGTGTAAATACTCAGAGCAATGGTCAGGCTGTGCAAAATGGTGGTTTAGACTATCAAGTAGCTATTCTTGCCCTTGAAAACTACAACCAGATTGGTTTAAAGACTTTGAATGGCCCTTGGCCTAAAGCCCTTTATTACAATCCTAATGCCGAATCAGGCAATATTTTTGTATGGCCTAATCCATCACAAGGTGAGATGCATATGTTCTCATCTACCATTTTTAGCAACTATACAAGTCTATATGACACTATTTCGCTTCCACAAGGCTATGCAATGGCTCTTAGATGGAATCTTGCTGAAAGACTTATGCCGATGTATGGCAAAGCTTCTCCAACTCAAATTAGCATGATTAATGCTTATGCTGCACAATCTAAGTCAACAATTAAGCGCAACAATATGCAACCGATTGCTGCTGCTGGTTACCCTGATTCTATGTTGGTAGGCAGAGCAAAAGATGCAGGATGGATTCTAAGCGGAGGATTCTTTAGATAATGGCTGACTTTGGATTTGTAGGCCCATCTTATGAAGCTCCTAGTATCTATCAAGATGCTCAGGAATGTATCAACTTTAGACCTGAAATTGACCCTTTAAAAGCTCAGGGTGAAAGAGGTGTAGTTGCGCTTTATCCAACTCCAGGGCTTACTTCCTTAGTTCAATTTGCTAATCAAGATTCTGTTCGTGGAATGCAAGCTTTATCAGGTGGCAATTATTTAATGGCGGTTTGTGGCATTTATGTCTATGTTTTAGATTCTGAATTTACACCTTATGTAGTCGGTATTCTAAATACCTCTACTGGCCCTGTCAGCATTACAGATAATGGCATTAGCGCATATATTGTTGATGGCAATAATCGCTATACATGGCGCATAAGCCAACCTGATGCTTGTTCTTTTACTGGCTCTATTTCAGGAACAACTTTAACTGTTACCTCCATTAGAGAAGGCAGAATTATTCAAGGTCAGTCTTTGTATGGCTTAGGAACTGGTTTAGGGGTAATTATTACTAGCTCTGGCACAGGCGGTGTCGGAACTTATCAAATTAACACCTCTTTAAATTTAACTAGCAGAGCATTTAATTCTAATGCTTCAGGTGGTTCATTTAATGCTTCTATTTCAGGAAGCCAAATGACTGTGAACTATATGTTTACAGGACAAATCTATCCAGGGCAAGCAATAGTAGGCAATGGAGTAACCCCAAATACTTTTGTAAGTGCATTAGGCACAGGAACAGTATTAAGCGGAAGCATTGCTACAGCAGGCACAGGATATGCCATAAATGATGTTGTATATGTTTTAGGCGGTGTTTATGGACAAAGCGCAGCTTACTTTACAGTAACAGGCATAGGAGGCTCAGGTGCTGTTTCTTCGCTATCTTTAACCTATCCTGGCTCTTATACTTCTACACCATCCAATGCAGCTTCTACAAGCACTACTGGTTCAGGTTCAGGGTTAACCCTTAATCTTACTTTTGGTACAGGTTCAGGTGGAACAGGAAACTATACAGTAAGCCCTAATCAATCTGTAAGCTCAGAAACTATGTATGCTGTAAATTTTGCAGTTATTCCAAGCACAGATGGCGCATTTCAAGGTGCTAATGTAGTAGATATTATTGATAACTATTTTATTTACAACAAGCCTAATACTCAACAATGGGCTGCTTCTAATATCCTTTCTCCAGTAACTTATGGTTTGTCTTTTGCAAGCAAATTTACTGGCCCAGATAATTTAGTGTCAATCATTGCAAGCAATGGACAAGTCTTTTTATTAGGCGATACCACTACAGAAGTATGGTCGGATGTTGGAACTTTCCCATTTCCTTTTCAGCGCATTCCAGGAAGCTCAAGTCAGCATGGTGTGGCAGCTCAGTTTTCAGTAGCAAAACTAGGTAATTCTTTTGCTTATTTGTCTAAGAATAATCGTGGTCAAGCTGAAATTGTTCAAATGAATGGATATTTTCCACAAAGAATATCAACCCATGCTGTAGAAAATACTTTAGTTAATAAGTATATTAAAGATGCTGTTGCCTATACTTATCAACAAGAAGGCCATGAAGTTTATGTTCTTTCTTTCCCAACCCTTGATTTGACTTGGTGCTATGACTTATCCACTCAAATGTGGCATAAGTGGTTATGGGTAGACTCCAATAATGTTTACCATCGCCATCGGTCAAATTGCCAAGCAAACTTTCAAGATATGGTTCTTGTAGGGGATTGGCAAAATGGCAATATTTATGAGTTAGACCCTAATAACTACACAGACAATGGCGGTGAAATTCGCAGATTGCGAAGATGCCCTCATTTAGTAACTGACTTGCAAAGGCAATATTTTGATGAAATGCAAATTCAGTTTCAGCCTGGTGTAGGCTTATCTACAGGGCAAGGAAAAAACCCACAAGCAATGCTCAGATGGTCAAATGATGGCGGTTCTACTTGGTCTAATGAACATTGGGTCAGTATTGGCAAAATTGGCAAATATCAAAATCGAGCTATTTGGCGCAGATTAGGCTGGTCTAGGGATAGAATCTTTGAGGTATCGGTTTCTGACCCTATTAAGGCTGTAATTGTGTCAGCTAACCTTAAAGCTACAGAAGGGGAAAACTAATGGCAAATCAGATTTATGGCAATTCTCAATTAAATCCTTATCCACAGACCCCTTTGCTAGATGAGTCTACAAAGATGCCAACTAGGTCTTGGCAACAGTATTTTTTGAATTTACTAAATTTTAGTAGCTCGCCTAATGCTTCCAAAGGCGCAGCAGTATTGCCTACTAACCCTGCTGGATTTATCAATATTACTGTTGCTGGTAAGCCTTATAAAGTTCCTTATTACAATGTCTAGTTTACAAGTTATAACTGAAGAAAAAGTTCAGCAATTAGAAGCTGAATTTTTAAAGCATGAACAAGTAGATTGTCCTGTAGTGCATCGCTTTGGCCCTAATATCTACATCCGAGAAGTCACCATTCCTGCTGGTACATTGTCCATAGGTCATTATCAAAAAACCGAACATTTAAACATAATGATTTCTGGTAGAGTAACAATGGTCAATGAGGATGGCTCAAAAAATGAATTAATTGCTCCTCAAGTTTTTGTTTCAAAGCCAGGTCGAAAAATTGGATATATTCATGAAAAAATGGTTTGGCAAAATGTTTATGCGACTTTGGAAACCGATGTAGAAAAGCTTGAATCTATGTTTCTTGAAAAAAGCATAACTTGGCAAGAAAATCAAAAAGCTCAAAATTTATTATTAACTTTAGACCATTCTTCTGATGTAGCTGATTATTATTTAGCTATTGCTGAATATGGTTTTGACCATGAAACTGTTAGAAAACAGACAGAAAACATGGATGACCAAATTCCCATGCCTTTTGGCAATTACAAAATGATGATTGCTAATTCAAGAATTGATGGAAAAGGTGTATTTGCTACAGGAAATATTGCTCAAGGAGAGGTAATTGCTCCAGCTCGCATAGATGGCAAAAGAACCCCTGTAGGAAGATATACAAATCATGCAAAAAATGCTAATGGAATTATGGTTTTGAGGGATAATGGCAATATTGATTTAGTGGCAAATAAGGCTATAAATGGATGCCAAGGCGGTAATTTGGGGGAAGAAATTACTATTGATTATCGTCAAGCCCTAAATCTTGCAATAAGGAGAAATTAAATGTCAGGAGTCGCAACAGCAGTAGTTGTAGGTTCAGTTGCAGCAGGTTATTTGTCTAGTCAAGGGCAACAAAATGCTGCTCAAACTCAAGCAAATGCTGCTACACAACAGCAAAGTAATATACTTGCTGCTGGAAATACAGCATCTCAAAATTTTATTCCTTATGCTAATTATGGCGCAACTCCATTAGCAAGCCTTACTTCTGGCAATCCTTATTTTAATGAACAATTTAGCAATCAAGATTTAAATGCTAATTTAGCTCCTAATTATGCTTTTGGATTAGATATTGGACAAAAGACCAATTTAAATGCCAGCAATGCTTCTGGCGGTGCTATAGGTGGAAATGCTTTAAAGTCACTAAGTGACTATACCCAAAATTATGCTCAAAATGCTTATCAAAATGCATTTAATAATTTTCAAGCTCAAAGAGGCAATATTGCTGCTATTGATTTGGCAAATGCTAATTTAGGTCTTGCAGGTACAACTGGACAGTCTAATGCTCAATTAGGAACAGCAACTAATGTGGCAAATCTTGGAATAGGTTCAGCCAATGCTACTGCTGCTTCTCAAATTGCTCAAGGCAATATTTATGGTAGCACAGCCAATACAATAGGCACTATGGGTGCTTATAGCGCAATGAATAGTGGTAATAATGCACCAATTTCTATACCTAGCGGTGGAACAAGTTTAAACACCATTGGTAATTCAAGCCCAAATTATTATGGTTCTGGTGGAACAGGTGGTGGATTTGGTATTCAAGCTCCATCTACACCAATTCAAATAGCTTAGGAATAAATTATGGCAATCAGCACAAGCGGAGTTTCAGTTCCACAATTAGGTCAAACTATTGACCCTAGTATTTATGGAAATCAAAATGCTCCTAAAGCTACTTCTTTGGGAGATATTCTTGACCTTACTGGAAAAAATCTTGAAGTTCAAAAAAAGAAAGCTTTATTGCCTTCTGAAATTGAACAAGGGCAAGCCAATGCTAGAAAGGCAACTGCTGAAGCAAATACTTCGCAATTACAAAACTTTCAGGCTCATTTAACCAATACTATTCAAGACCAACAAAGGCTCATTAATAAGCCTGATTTAACAGCTCAAGATATTATTGATTCAGTAAAAGTTCATGCAAAAAATGCAGGAACTCCTGATGCTGCTGTTCAACAAGCTTTAGCAGGGCTTCCTGCAAGTGGAAATTTATCTCAATTAAAAGCTTGGCTTGCACAAAGTATGGCTAGGTCTTTAAATGCACAAGGTCAATTAGATGCACTTTATCCAAAAGCATCTCAAACCAATCTTGGTGGTGTTACTGCTCCTTTGGCTACAGGAAATCAATTACTTTCCTCTCAAACACCAGGAACTCAAGCTGGCCAAGCAACTGCATTAGGTTTAACACCAGGCACAGAGCTTGTTGCTCAACCTGGGGACAATTCTGGCTTGCCTCCAGGCACAAAGTATTTAGTAGGTGGTGGCGGTCAAGTAGGTGGTTCTGCTGTAGGCGGTGGTGGTCAAGGCGGTGTTACACCTGACCAAATGAATAAACCTGCAAATCAGCAAAGACCAGCAGTTTCTGCTCTTTCACCTCAAACTTCAACCAATTTAGAAATTGGTAATAATTTAGTAAATACTTCAAGAGAGCAAGCTGGTAAAGCTGTTCAGATTGAATCTGCTGCTAATCAAGCTATTCAACTATCTCAAGTTACCGATACTGGTCAAGGTGCTCAATTATGGAATGCTCTTAAAGGAAACTATGTTGGCATTCCTGAATTTAATACTAGAAATCCTGCAGCAAACTATGATATTTTGGGCCATGTATTGACCAATGAAACCAATTTGTTGTCACAAAATCCTGCTTATGGCGCAGGAAAAATGGGTGTTACTGGCGGTACTCAGAAGCAAATTGAACAAGCTGTTCAAACAGCAGGTAAGACTACTTGGAATCCAGATGCCATTCAATATACTTCTAGATATAACAGAGCATTGGCTTATGGTGTTCAGATGTTTAATCATGGTGTAGACAAGTCACAAACAATTAGCAATAACAACCCTATCTATGCGAATGATTATCAGCAAAAATGGAACTCTAATTTAAATTTAGACTCTATTAGATTGGCTGATGCCAAGAGAAATGCTGGCATTGACCCACAAGGATTGACTCAAATTACCAAAGAACTTGGTGGGGAAAAATCAGAAAGATATAAAAAAGCTCAAGAAGATTTGCGAGTTATTAATGGTATTGCTACTAGGGGCAAATAATGGCTTTAGATTTTGTAGACCCAGATTCATTAGCAGCACCTGCGCTTTTACCTGGTTCTGGTAAAACTGGAACAGGTAAACCTGGTGTTCAAGTTTCTGGTTATACACCTCCAGAATCAAACAAATTTGATACTAAAAAAAGCTATGGAACTCCAGCAAAGCTTTTGGAAAATGTTATTCAAACCGAAAGTTCTGGCAATCCGCTTGCTGTAAATCCTACTTCTGGTGCGATGGGTTTAGGCCAATTTATGCCTGAAACTGTAGCCATGCTTCACAAACAAGGAGTGGAGTTTAATCCATTCAATAAAGATGAAGCTAGAGCTGCAATGGACTATTACATTAGCCAACTGCATAAAGAGCATGGTGGCGATTATGTAAAGGCCATGAAAGCTTATGGTGGATTTAAAACTAAAGACCCAGAAAAGTATCTTGATAAAGTTTTAGAAGGTGTAAACCTTGCTGAAAACAATAAACTTTTTGTAAGCCCAGAATCTTTGCCTGGAAGTACCAATATTCCAGAATCAGAACTACAACCAAAGCCTAATTTAACTTTGCCTAGAGCTGCTGGATTGTTTGCTAGAGGTGCTACTCCTGCTGTAACTGGTGCTGCTGTTGGTGGAACTTTGGCAGGCCCTGCTGGTGCTCTTGTAGGCTCTGTTGCACTTCCTGTTGGTGATGTATTAAATACTGGTATTAATGCTGTTACAGGTGGCATAAACAAATTTGCAGGCACTAATATTCCTAAATTAGGAATGCCAAGCGATTTAATCCAACAATACATGACTAGACTTGGTTTGCCTGTAGCGCAAACTGGCCCAGAAAGAATGATTGAAACTGCTGGTAGTGCAATGGGTGGAACTGCTGCAGAACTACCTGCTGTTACTAGATTAGCTACTACAGCAGCTTCTCCTTTTGTAAGAGGAGTTGCTGAATCTGCTGCTGCTGCACCTAAATCACAAATTGCTGCTGCAATTCCTTCTGCTGTGGCAGGACAAGCTGTTTATGAAAAAACTGACAACCCCTATTTGGCTATGCTTGCTGGGGCTACTGTTGGCGCACCTTTTGGAGTTTCATTAAAGCAAAGGTCTTTAAATGCGCCTTCTCAAGAACAACTTGCTGCTACCGCAAAAAATCTTTATAGCCAAGCTGAAAAATCAGGCATTCAATTTGCTCCAGATAAATTCGCGGCTCATATGGACCAAGTTGGTAAAGATTTAAGGCAATTTGGATATGCTGAAAATTCAAGCACTTATTCAGGAATTAAAGGCGCATTAGATGAATTAAAAAATACATCTAGGCCAAAAGATTATTTAGAGTTACAAGCTTTAAGAGAAATTATTGCTGGAGAGCAAGTTTCTAGCAATCCTAAAGTGAGAATGTTGGCTTCAAAATTAAAAGATGAATTTGATGATTATGTTTTAAATGCGCCAGACCAACACTTAACTGCTGGAAATCCTCAAGGTGCTCAAGCATGGAAAGATGCTAGAACTCAATATTCCAGACTTAAAAAAGCTGAAATTTTTGATGACATGGTAAATGATGCTCAATTTACTAATCAAAGTTTATCAACATCATTAAAAAACCAAATGAACAGTTTGGCAAAAAATGATAAGCGCATGAGGCTTTTTACACCTGAAGAACAAGAAGCAATAAAACAAGTTGCTAAAGGAAGCGCAACTCAAAAAACTTTAGACCTTATTTCTAAATTTGCTCCTGATACTGTAATGGGTGTTTTAAGCACAGTAGGAACTCATGCTTTAAGCGGAAATCTATCTGCTGCTTTGTTATCTGGAAGCACTTTTGGCGCAAAACAAATTGCTAATATTAATAAGAATAATTCTGTAGCTAAACTTGCCGATATGATGAGATTGGGTGAAATACCTAAATTTGAATCTAGAACTAAAAATGTTCCAGCTACAGCTCTTAGAGG